ATGTCATCTTCTTTGAGGATTGCTTCAACACCACCGCTGACTATCCCCAGCCGCAGAACAGAATTGGCTATGCCTTGCACCTCGAACTCGACAAAATAGTAATTCTCTGAATCGCACACCAACGGATCGCCGCTTGCTGTTCTATCTACGTTGACGAGCACTCTGTATTTGTCACCGCTATCAACAACTTCATCGCAAGTGACCAAAGAAGCGATCATACTTCCTTCGGGCACTGGATGCGGGACATTAAGAATGGCAAGTGCGTTTGCGACCAAACATCTCGCTCCTCCGCACTGCTCGTCGATAATTGCCGCTGCTATTTCGTAATCGCCCTCTTCGTCGCACCAGCGTCCACGCAGAGGTGTACCAGGGGTTCTGCCGAAACCATCTTCGTGAATTAAACATGTTGCATCACAGCAACAATTCCACCATGCCATGAATTATTCCCTATTCCTCTTGCAAGCACTCGCAGTCATTCTCTCCTGCAGGTTCGCATTCGCATGCGTCAACTTCATCTGGGTCGCATTTAGCTTGTAAGATGTAGTATTTGCCCTCTTGAAACAAAACTAATCCTTTCGTACCTTCTTCCATGTTAGTAAACAGACCGTCTGGATCGTAAATGTTTGCAGTATGGGGCCAGTAACCAGACATCTGCCTTACGCAAGCCTCGCAAAATGTTCCAGTTAATGTTTCTAATGACTGAAACCTAAAGATTTTTGTCTCAGTATGAACAAACAACCAATTTATGACCTTACCGTTGTGGTCATAAAGGATTGATATTTTGTTTGTCAAACACTTTGGATGACCTCCGTATTCTGGAGAGTCGGAAACACCAGAGTTTTGCCCAACTCTCCATTTTACTTCAACTGGCGACGGAGGCACATAATGCGGGGCATAATCAGCTGTGCCTTGTGTTGGCAAAACAGCAGGAAATATATCTCCTATGCGATATCGCTTCGCTCCACCCGATGTAACCCTACACCCATATGGCTTTGCAACGGATATTCCAGGTTTTTCAGAATTGTTTTCCTCGAAATCAATGAACTTAAGCATTCTGGGGTCGAAACCTCTGCAGATCACGTGATTCGGATAATTGTCTTCACATGCAACTTGCAGCATTGCACAATACGGAAAAACTCCGAAAATCTCCAAATCATTATGCTCACCACGCACAGGGTTGTACGGTGGCGGTATTGTGAATTCTGGAGTAGGCCTGCGTAGTTTGCGAAAACCAGACATATTAGTTTGGAGTCAACCATCCTCCTCCAGCATCAGCAAGACCAGCTATCATAGATGCCATGTCTTTCCATTCAGGAGCCACGTCTTCGCGTCGTTCCACAAACGAATACAAACCAATAAGCAGTTTGTTGCGTTCGTCAATCTGGTAAGCCATAAGCCTTGTGTTCTCAGCGGCAACACTTTTCCATCCTTCTAGTCTCCTGACAGATGTCTCCATCAACTGCACGACTGCCCTATTTTTGTGCTCAGCCAGAGAGTTTGCGTTCTGCATCAGAAGAACCGCATACCTTTCTTTGCCAGAAATAAATGCAGTCAAAGCTGCTTGCAATTGGCTAAGCAAAGTATGTCTTTCGGACATTTCTGTTTTCGAAACATCTTGCGAAGCTGCGTACTGGCGCTGTATCGACTCCAGAAACTGAGCTTCAATCTGTTGTATGCGTTCGTAACGCTTTCCGGCGTCGTCCATCTTCCATTTAGCAAAGATGTCTCGCAACTGATATATCCTATCAACCGATTCGATTGTTCTCTGCCTGATATCCTGCAACTTCGCATACAAATTTGAAGATAGCTCAATCCCGTATTTGTAATTGGCATCTTTCGCAGAGAATATAGCCTGCTTGCCAGCAAGCACTCGATTTCGTACTTCATTACGCAGTGCGTATATGTTGCTGACAAGTGAAGCTTGGTATCGCAAAACCTCTTGCTGAGCTGAGTGAAGCCTATCCTTTCCGTCAAGAGTTCGCGAATTCAGCAGCGTGCTTTGTTCGTAAATCCTGTGTTGGTTTTCAAGCTTTTCTCGATTCAACCTGTCGTTTAGCAGCTGTATGTTTTCATCCCTGTCTCTGTTATTCCTAGCTGTCAAGTCGCTTATGATGGTCGAAGTGTAAAGCCCTCTACTGACAAGCTGCTGCATTTGAATTGACAGATTCGCGACAAACTGCTCGTTGATCCTCGCAAGATCCGCAGCCCCGAGATCCGTAAGAAACTGCCGAGCCAATGCCTTGTGTTCATTGTACTCGTTCTGTAGGCGACCCAAAACAGAGTTAAAGTCGCTCGAAAATTGATTAGAAAGCGTACCAGCGTCCGTCTTAAATTTATCTAAATCTACAGCAATGCTTTGGAAATCTGTTTCAAGCAAAATAAGTATTTCGTCTACCTTGACAACATACTCGTTCACATTTACATCTACGCTTGCCAGCTGTGTGTCAATGTCCGCTGCGTGAGATGTGTAATTGTTTGCAAGGAGTGTAAATTGCTGCGTGTAGTCTGCAATGTGACTGTTGAGCACAGTGCCAAGTGAAGTGATTTGCGACAAAACATCTGACAAGTAAGACGCAAAGTTTTGATCTAATTCGGTAAGCTTGCTATTGTAATTGTTGATAAAATTAGACAGAAACGTCTCTTGCTCAGAAAACAACGTATTGATTTTGCTTGCGTTGGCAGTCGCGTTTTGCTCAAGCTCTCCAAGTCTGAGCAAAGTTTCGTTCAGTGCTATCTTCGCGGCTTGCGCATCAAGTATTGTCTGCGTCTTGTTTTCCTCTATCATCGTTTCAATGGCTGTCATATATGTGTCTAAGTCAGCCAAATACACGCCAGACTGCAAATTTTGCTCTTCTATTTGAGCATTGAAATGAGTCTGGGACGTATCAATCATTTGCGTCCAATTCCTGACAATCTGATTGTACCTAAGTTCGTTTGCCGTCCTTGCGTCGTTTGCGGCAATTGTGTAGTTGTTACAAAGGTCAAGTAGCAATCGCTGTCGTTGCAATCCCTCCTTTCTTAAGCTGAAATAATTAGTCGGAGGAACGGTCGTGTTGTCTTGGGTTATTCCAGTGACCTCGAACCCCTGGGCAACAAGCCATCCCATAATGTTTTCTGGCACTTGCGAAATGCTTTGCACCACCCACCACACCCCAAGAGCTGGGTTTGGGACGCGATCAAGATCAATCTCCTGCTGACTTGGATTTAGAGCTGGAACATTAGGAATTACGTTTGCTGTCACAATGAACTCCTTTATTAAGCGTTAGCCGCTCTTGCCGTCATTTCAAAAACAGTCCAAGTGTCAGCCGCAGAACAGAAACACCTGACTCCCTTGTCCGCTGGAATAACGATAGCAGCGTTCGCTCCTTGACCGTTTAAGAATCCGCCAGTTGCTGGATACAACTTTGCGGAAGTGCCGCTAGTGTTGATTATTTCCATGATATCGCCAGCTACACCGTTTGGAAGCTTTACGCCTTTAACCGAACTGTCGCAAGTAATAAATGTCGTGTTGGTCGTTGCTAACGCAGCAGCGTCTCCAGCAACGCTACCATTAGCAGCAACTGGCGTGGCAGTCAGGCTTGCGAATGTAGCCCAAGAACCATCCCCTCGCAAAAACTGTCTCGCGTTATTACTCAGTTTAGGTAGAAGGCCGTGATATGTAGACGTTGCGTTCAGATCGGTGTTGTCGTCGGGAATGGCAAAGTCATCTAACTTGATTGCTTTTGCGTCGTCCAAGAACCTAAAATCCCAAAGATTTCCTAACGACAGCTTTTTTGCTGTTCCGCCAGCAATAATGTACAAGGTGTCGGCATCTGCTGCAGGACTTGCGCTTGACAGAGTAGGAACGTAAATCGCAAACTCAGACCAAAAGTGCGACCTCAAATTTGCTAAGGTGACTTTTGAATTTGTTGCCCCTTCATCGACAAGGAACAAGTCATCATTGGAAAGTGTTGCACTGGTGACCAAACCGCCGATATCGATGCTGTTAGTAACAACGGAACCAATATAATTTGCGAGCGCCGTGACGCTTACCGTGTAACTTACTCCAGATCGCCGCATCCAAAAAGTATCGCCCACCAAAACGGGTGATGCAGCCGATTTGTCCCACATTTCTGTTTCCATGTAGGATGCGATAGTTGAACTAGCAACCTTCTTCGGCGTAGTGCCTTCTATAACATAAAACACATCTGCGTCTTCAAGCGGCGTAAGCGTTGTCAATCCTGAAACGTACGACTGGAAATCGGTCCACAGCTTTGTCTCAAGCTCCGTAAGCGTTGCCTTCTTTGGGGTGGCTCCATCACCAATCAGAAAAATTGAACTAGGAGCCAAAGTTGCAGGAGTTAAACCAGTAAGGTCCAATACGCCAGACTGAACTCCAACTAAGACGAATGTTCTCAACTGGTCTACGGTCACGCTATAGGTAGTTGATCCTCGACCAATGATAACTTTGTCGCCAGTCGTAACAGGGTTTCCGCTTGCTGCCGACCAGCCAGAAGCCAGCACATGCGTTGATAGCAAGCCAATATCCAGCTTGTTCTGAGTGCCAGACCTGAATATCAAAAAGCTGTCCCCAGCTAACGCACTACCAGCCGCTGCAGCGCTATCTTGTGTCGCCACGACGTACGAGGCAATGTTCGCTCCTGTGGCTGTCCTGCCTGTTCCGCTTCTCTCAAGAAGAAACACGTCTGTTGCGTTTGCTGGAGCGCCCAAAGCGGCGTAATTGTCCCAAGCATCAGAAACAACAGCAGCACCTACCTCTGAGCGAACGTAGGTTGCAATGGTCTGCGCTGTAACTTTGCTAGCCACGCCGCTGTCGCTTGCATAGAACGTATCTCCGTCATCGAGAACAGATATTGCTGGCAAACCTGCAACGTAAGCAAGGTAGTCAGTGTACACCCGATCCCTGATCACCTGTAACGTCGTCTTGAGTGCTGTCGAACCCTGAGCCAAAACAAATTGATCTGTGAGATTGAGCGGAGTTGTCGCGGCAGTTAAACCGTTAATTTGCGCACCGAGCGCAACATCGGTAGAGTTAAGAAAAGTCCTGACGGTGGCGATGTCAATCTGCTTAAGCACACCTCCGTCATTAAAGACCAGCTTGTCCCCATTGACAATCGTAGTCTCGGTAGGAAGAGCCTCGAGCTTATCAACTATCCAGTTAAAAAAGTTTTGAACTGTTATTATTTTTTCAACGTCAGACTGAAAAACATTAACTTCGTCCGCATCGTTCAGCGTCGTAACAACTGCCGCCTTATGCAACGTTTCGACAACAAATGCCGCCAGCAAAGTAGCCGTGACATGACGCGATGTAGTGCCGTCAACAAGCGGAACCTTCTCTGGACCCGTAAGCGTGTCAGCCGCAAGTCCAGCAATCCAATTTGAAAATGTTACGTCAGGCAAAGTTACCTCCACGCCCCAGAGGGCTCGATGACCGCGTTTGCACCTTCCCATGCCCAGTTGCCGCTTGGAGCAGAAACAAGCAGGATCATGTATTTACCCCTAGCACGGGGATAGCTTCTATGGTTTACACCGGCGACCCAGGTTCCACTGCTATGCACGTTTGCTGGAGTAGTTCCAGCAATTAACGCCTCGATAGCAGCCTTCGCATTGACGCTCACCTGTTCTGCGGTATCGGAAACCATAACCCTCCAGGTAACGTTCACGCTCCCAGACGCAGTTATACCATGCAACTGGATCAGCCTTCCGTAAGTGTTTCCGTTGCCAAGCCGCAATGGACCTATCGCCACGTAAGACCCTGAATGCCCGACCTTAAACGGCCAAAAACCCTGCCTCTCAGTATCAAACATCCAAGAAACGGAAGCTGTAGGAATGTGGATGTACACACCTCTCGTTTCGTGATCGTAATCCAGCACCGTATTGACATCCGTAACGCCAGTCAAATGCTCTGGTATGACATCTTCAGAGATCGCCTGCAGCCCTTCCCCAGACGCAGACACGGTGTAAAGACCATGCGAAGACAAGAAGTAATACCTATCGAGATGGTCACGACACCATGCCTTTGCGCCAACCATGCCTACTTCGCGAGAAATGTTTCGCAAGCCGCCATCCGCCACTGGATCTCCTTGCACAACCCAAAGCGACCCACTAGTCGCTGCCAGCATATAAGCGTCTTTGTGCGGAATTAGTGAAACAATGTCACCTCCGATTTCGCCAGCTTCAGAAAGTTGCATCACAAACGGACGCATAACGTCTGAAACATCAGAACCCAAAAACCAATCCGAGTAATTCCCTTGACGGCTAGCGTAAATAATCTTCCCAACTGGTCTGATAAGCCTGTCTCGGTAAACACACTGAGAAGGCTGACTTGCTGGTGCATTTGTGCCAGGATTTACGTAAACAGTACCTCCACTATGCAACGCCGCTTCTCCAGAATTACCAACAATGTAATTTCCAGAATCGTCTGTTATCCTGTTACCAGCGCCGTCAGCAAAATACTCAGCAGAAGTAGGAAGAGGAGGAGAATAACCAGACTGAGACCACGAGCCACCACGAAGACGCCCCTGGAAGTCTTCCGAACGACAGTTTACAGCCCAAGGACTGAAATACTGCTCCCTCCTGCCTGTTTCTTGTCGAAGAGACAGCCTTCTGTTTACTCCAGATGGAAACAGTATTTCTTTGTTTGACATGTCATCGCTTAAGCATCAGGAACTGCAAGTTGACCAGGAGTTCCGTTCGCAGCAACAGTAAACCCCTTCCAATTAGTTGGCGACTCGCAAATCAGGATCGCCATTACATTTTGGGAGAGCGCAGACTCGAAGTTAGTACCTGTAGTTCCGTTGATACCAACAGCAGCTGGAGAAGTCGTTCGGATTTCGCCACCCGTGGCCGCTCCAGCAATGATAACAATCTTTCCTGGGTCTGGAGCAGGAAGAATCAAAATGTTATCAACCGCGCCCCAAGTAGGGATAACGAGTTGAAGCAAACGCTCCTCTGGAATCCTTGTGCCTGCTGCAGTGGCGGTCAAACGCACAACACCAGGACCGCCAGAAGCAAAGGCTTGCAATGCGTCATTCAGAAGATTATGAGGCGACGACATAAAATTACTCCTTGTAAAAAACTCAGTCTTTCAGCGTAACACCGACAACGCCAGCGGCATTACCTGTAATCTTGACAAAACGCGCTCCGCTTAACGCAGCGGGAATCGGATGGGCTTGGCCCGCAGCCACAGTTTGCGTAACAGCAGCACTGGAGGCATCTTCAGCCGCCAAATAAGCACCGTCGATTTTAGTGCTGGAATGCCATGTCAACGTCGTTAGAGATGACCCAGATGGGATGTGAACCATTCCAAATTCGAAATCTCCAATGTTAATAGCTGTGCTGTCGGCAATATTGGCAACAAGCGCGACATTGATTGATTCAATTGATACACTGTATTTCGCGGTTGTCATAATTCGTTTCCATTCAAAGATATTCCGCTTATTCGCTGTTCGCGACTGCGATAATCATAGTCGAAAACGCCAAATTTACCACTTTCCCCTCGCGGCATATCTCTTCCGAGGCTAGTCGGGCTAGAGCGATCTTGGTCGTTCCGAATAGCCAGAGCAATCAATTCTAAAAATCGCTTCTCGTGGACGTGCTCTCTTTCTTCGTAATTATGCTCTGCCGCAGCTAAACACGCTTCGAGAATAACCTGACTTAGCATTTCACCCCCAATTGGATATGGATTCGATTCGTCGATGTCAACTGGACGAAGAATCATTGGTACTCGCAAGGTGTAAGCCGCATCTGGGGCTGGATAAAACGCTAATGATTTGCGACTCCCAACAGTTGGGTCAAACCTTTCTGTCCTGATAGTGTAGAAAACAGGCCTGTTAAACTCAGGGTGGTCGGCTTCAAGTTTCCTGATTGTTGAGTTGTGCCTTTGCCGAACAGATGGATACCATTGGTCTGGACCTGGATAAAACGCTAAATCGCTGTCGTTTGCCACCGTGTCAAAGGCCGCATCCATTGGAATTTCTGGTCGAGCGAGCTTGTACGACGAAGCGCTAGCAACGGCAACGGAAGTGTCGTCAAGAGTTATTTGAGAGTTACTTTGGCGACTTGCTACTGAATAATACTTGTTGTTTACCGTAAAAACGCCACTTGCAGCCCAAGCCGGGAACGTCCCTCCAGCCAGCGTTACAACCCCAGCGGCAATCGTCACCGTCCCAGTAGCGTACGGAGCCGTTGTGACCACATCAGCTAGCGGCCTAAAAAAAGACCATTCGTGGGCCGAGTAAACGCGATAAAGACCGTCGTGAATGCAATATTTTATCCTAGTCAACTGATCTGCAGAAAATGAATCCCCAGACTCAGCACCGAACAGATAATGACCAACTCGCTCTACCAGACTTGAATAGCTAGTCGGCCCAGCTGCAGCGCTTGTGCGAGCCGCAAAGTCAATTTCGAAATGATAGGTTGCACCTTCGTAAACAAACTCAACATACCCAGTGTATGCAACATTGATCACATCAGTGAACTCGTACTGATATGTACCCGTTGCAACCTGTGTCATTGCAGTGTTGTTGGCGACAACGACCGCATTTGTGTCGTTTCGTTTCACACCAAACGTATTTGTCGGGTCTGACAAAGTTGCCGAGGTGACGTTTGTAGGGACGCCCTCAACCCTAAATGTTTTCCGTATTATTCTTGCCATAATCAGTCAATAGTTATGCTATTGTCCTCTACGGAAATGTTTTTTATACCTGTCGCTGCCGCTTCGTCTCTTGGGTAAAACGTCGCCGTGCTCAACGTGAGGTCGTACACCTCATTGGCGAACCCACCCGTCGCACCAACAAACGCATTGAGCCGATACGCACCGGCAGCAATGTCGGTAAATGCCACGCTGTAGCGGTTCTTGTCGTTGCGGTAGCGACGACCGTATCGCTGCCCAAGGCGAACAGTTTGCACGAAAGCGTCAATCCAGTACCGGCAGAAAACTCAAGCGTCTGCGTTGCCATCCGTTTCGTCCTTCAATGCTTGGATCTTCGCTGCCAACGGCAACAGCACACTTGCGGCTTGGAGTCCACCGTTCTTAACGGCCAAGTCTAAGCATGCCATCAGTTGCTGCTGTTCTTCTTTGGTGATTTCGAGGTTCATGATTACTCCGGTAAAACGTCAGGAATCTGCAACTGGGCTACGAGTGCCGCTTGTTGCTCTGGACTTAAAGAATCAAACATCTGCAACGCCGACTTCTTCTTGAAATCGATGAGTTGCTTGTAGTAGCT